GTAAAGGAGAATGCTGAAAAGTGGGACAGTGTAATGGACACGATGCGTGAGATTGCCAATGAAAGCGGCGATATAAAGCGGATAATCGTGGATAGCGTTGATAAACTGGAAACGCTTGCACAGGGAAGGGTGTGTGTAAACCATAAGATTTCTCATATAGAAGATATGGGATATGGCAAGGGTTATGCATATGCTAGAGGTGAGATGCAACGTTTCTTTAGTGCGTTGAATTACCTACGTGATACCAAAGGTATTCAACCAATACTGGTCTGCCACACGCAGGTCCGTACCATTAATAAACCAACGATGGAACCGTATGATAGTTTTGTATTAAAGCTTCATAAGACTGTATCTGCAGATGTTACTGAATGGGCAGATGTTATTCTATTCGTAGCATTTGAAACCATCGTCAAAAAGGTTGACACAGGATTCAATCGCAAGGACTCACGAGCAATCCAGTCTGGAAAGAGGTTCCTCTACACCAGTGGATCAATGGGAGTTGATGCAAAGAACCGATTCAATCTACCTGCCGAAATTCCAGCAGACTGGAATGAGTACCAGAAACTGATAAGCGGTTTCTGGGGTGGCCCTCAAACACAGAACTCAGATAAAGGAAACTGATGTATCCACATACTGATAGTAACATGGGATCGCAGGACACTGCCTTCTCAATTGACAGTGTACAAGAGACACTGGAAACAGAACAGAAACGTGAGCGTGTAGAAGTTGCACCTGGAACGTACACTGTTGAAATCCAAATGCCTCTTCCAGAGGTTAGACAGGATTCAAAGGGGCACAATAAGTTGCTCTTACCTCTTGAAATTATAGGTGGTGTTTATGAGTCAAGCTGGCTCTTTGAGGCTATCTATATGAACAACCAGCATGATGATCCTGGCAAGGTTAAAGATGGGATTTCAAAACGCAAGGTTGCGAGGCTTGCATCTGCCGTTGGACTCAAGGTCATGAAGGATTTTGAGGAGTTGGCAGGAAAGTTTGTGGTTGTAGAATATGGTCCAAACAAAAACGGATACAACGAGATCCGTGAGGTTAAACCTTTTGGCGGTGATGATTCTGCACCAGCCGAAAAGGATAGTATTCCTTTCTAGGCAGAGTTTCCTGTTTCTCTGCCTTCGGGGGGTACAGCACTCACGACAGTGTTGGCCCCCCACCCCATATGACGGATATTCTTAAAGCAGTATTACCGTGG